CTTGAAAATCTCGCACCTGAACTCGATGGTTCCATGACCCTTTGGTTTAGTACTGGAAGTCCAAGTTTACATGATAAACGAAGCATTATTACTGTTCAGGCAAAAACGGTCATCTGTGCTCTTCACGCTGATGCTCTTAAAAAAATACCGATCTTCAAATCATTTCCTTTGCTTAAGTTTGTAAAGATGGAACCCCTCCATCGAATCTATGCTGTATTTCCGCCAAATACAGATGGTAGTTTCTGGTGTGAAAATATTCCTAAATTTGTGACAAAGACACATCTTCATTTCTTTATTCCTGTTCGCCCCGATAAAGGTATTGTTATGATTTCCTACACAGATGCTGGTGATTCGATAGTCTGGTCAAATATTGCTAAAGGAACAAAACCCATTCATGAACAGGTCTTAGGAAAACTACTTACAGATGAATGTCGGCGACTCTTTCCTGAAAAGGAGATTCCCTATCCAACCACTGTAAAATCACATCCATGGGAATCAGGTGCGAGCTATTGGACACCCGGTCTCTATGACCCAGTGAAAGCAAGTCAGCAAAGTCTTCAACCATTTGATACCCTTCCAAATCTCTATATTTGTGGTGAAAGTTTTTCTCTAAAACAGGCATGGATTGAAGGAGCACTTGAAAATAGCCGTGCTCTACTTAGAATCTTAGCATGAATGTACATGTTATTTTAGCACTTTTTCATCTTTTATTTGTAGTCCCTTTTTTTCTCTATGTGGGACTTCAACGCAGTGCTGCGCCGAATGAAGTGTTTACAACTCTATTAGTTCTTGGTATTGTCGTAACTGTATATCATGGATATAAGGCATATATTCGCTATGTTAACTCATCACCGATGTTTTGGATTAGTGCAATTCACTTCTTTTTAATTGGACCTCTTCTCATTACCATTGGAATGAAAGGAAAAAATACAGAGACTCCATATTATGAATTGCTACTCATCGCTGCGTTTGGAGCTGGCGGCTATCACCTTTATGGTCTTATTCATGAAATGAACAATCTGAAGGATGATTAAATCAACCAACTGTAAGCACTTCATCGAGGTGTGGAATAGTAACACCCTGAATTGAATCAAGACACTTACCTGCGTGATAGTAAAACGCTGTACTACTCTTAAATGTCTTTTGACACTCGGTACAAGTAATCTCATTACCTGTACCGTCCTTCATATCATCAAGAAAGTCGCGACAGTGCTTTCGAGTAAAATGAATAATCCGATTTGCGAAACTCGAAGACTCAAAGTCGCAACAAGGGCATTGAAACATCTCGCCTTTATCATCGGTTGTATGACGAGCTCGTGTATGAAGGTCTAGAATCTGCCTCTGTGAAAAGCGGCGATTACAGATTTCACACGCAAAGGGAAGTTCTCCAGAGTGCTTTGCCTTATAATGCATATGCATTGTGCTCTGCTTGGCACACACCTTATCACAAAACTTACAAATATAATCACCCTCCTTATCCTTAAAATATTCGAAACGCTCCTTTGACATAATATACTTACAAACTCAAAGGGTAAATCTAAATTCAAATTTTTACTAACCTACTTTAAGATTTCAGCATATATTTAGCAAATGAGTGTGACTATACTCACTCTTGTGATAGGTGAAGATTATCGTACTGGGCTGGCTGAAGCTCTACAATCAAAAGTGGAGTACGCAAAGAAGCATAACTACAACTACATACAAGGTGGTGAACAGTTTTGGGATCGTGAGCGTCCTATTCCGTGGTCAAAGATTCCTTTTGTTCAGGCTGTTCTCCGTTCTCTGCCTGAAGGTGCTTTGGTCTGGCTCTCGGATGCAGATGTTTTTATTACAAATCCTACGATTCGCCTTGAAGACTGTATGATTCCACTCCTTCCAGCAAATAAGGATCTTTTGATGACACTGGATGCATGCGGTCATATTAACTCCGGCAATATTCTCTTCCGAAATACTCCATGGATTCGTGAGTTCTGGTCGAAAGTATGGAAACGAACAGACTATTTATATCATGTGTGGTGGGAAAATGCTGCTATGATTAAAGTTATTGATGAATGCGAAGCAGATTTTCTTAAAACGGAGATTACGGCGGATCATAAGAAGTTCAATGCGTTTCTCCGAGGGATTGAAGGACAGCCACTTTGGACGCAGGGCGATTTTCTTGTTCATTTTGCTGGTGTCTACGACCCGAAAGAAATAAGGAATTTAATTGCTCGAATTCGCAATGGAGAAACTCCGAGATTAGAAATGTAAATATAACCCATTAGTAGAAATGGCTTCATTTAATGGTAAGACATTAACACTTGAGAATGGTGATAAATATAAAGTATCATATGATTCTGTTCTTATAGTGGATGATTCATCAGGTAATAGAATTAATTCCGCGAAACAGTCTGAAAGTGTTTTACCTACTTACAAAAATAGGAATGGTAATCCGATAGACTCTTCGGGTAATCCTGTTCCCGCAGGTGGCAAGCGTAATAAGACAAAGAAGAATAAGCAGGAAGGTGGCAAGCGTAAGCTGAGTGGCTACATGAAGTTTGCGAATAAGATGCGTCCTCAGCTCATGAAGGATAATCCTGGCATGAAGGTTCCGCAAATGGGAAAGAAGCTTGGTGAGATGTGGGGCAAACTTTCGGATGCGGAGAAGAAGAGCCATGCGTAAAAGCCACTGCGTAAAAGCTACTGCGTAAAAGCTACTGCGTAAAAGCCACTGCGTAAATATTTTGTCAGTTCTAAATATAATGGCTCCTTTACCTCCGCCTTTAACTGCTGGTGGTGGTCGTCGCACGCGCAAGAACCGTGAGAATCGCTTGGAAGGTGGTGCCAAGATGGCGTCTGGTTCCAAGGCGCAGGTCTGGCATGGCACGGCGCGTCACACGTCCGGTGGTCTCACCAAGAAGGACCTGATGCGTCACAAGGGCAAGATTGTGAGCCGTCGCAAGCACGCCGCGGGGCTCAAGGCAATCAAGAAGCTGCGTAAGTTAGGCTATGTCGCCAAGAAGGGTACGTTCAAGCTTTTCAAGAAGCAATAAGAAAGCTAACGAGCATGAGCGAGTTCAAGCTTTTCAAGAAGCAATAAGAAAGCTAACGAGCATAAATAAATTTATTTATTAAGTCTCTATACTGAACTAAATCTTTTGGTTAAGTATAGAATAAAATGAACTGGACTATGACCTTCTTCACTGCCCTGCTGTTCGTTCTTCTAACGCCCGGTCTTCTGCTGCGTCTGCCGCCTGGAGGTTCCAAGTTGACAGTCGCGGTCGTTCACGGCGTAGTCTTTGCGTTAGTTTACCACTTTTCACACAAGAGTATGTGGCGTTACTCCATGGGTTACGAAGGGTTCGAAGCGTGCGGTACTGGCAAGGGACAGAAGCCGTGCATGGCTTAATCGTCGGACCCTTCAAGTTGACCCGTACACCATTTGAGTACTTCACATACATCCTCAACTCCAATCTCAGCTCCTCGAGTTTTTGAATCCGCATAATACCATTTTACGGTACGATTCGGACACACTACAAGCCCCGCCTTCTTTTCCCTAAATTCCTCAAGACTATCAAGTATCGCAGCACCTTGTGGAGTTTGTTGTGTTAAAAACCAATCTTTATATTTTAATGGTGCCAGTGTAGGACTTAGAAAAGTATAATAGGTATCACGCACACTTGGTAATCCACTACTGATACAGACCCAATAAACTGTCTCAAACTTTTTGAGTAAGACACCAGGTATTTCTGAGCCGACCCAGAGAACTGAAATCGGTTTACCGGCATTTTGTAAATAGGATGCAAAGAGTGAATAATCAAGATTTCCCCGAATCCGAATAATAAAATCCCAATTCTCTTGAAAAATCCGTAAACGTTGTCCCGATTTAAGATCATCTGTAAGTACTAAACAACGCCTTCCACGAAATAAGAGTTCTTGTTGAATCCGTAGGAAAATCTGTACTGCCTCGTTAAGAGCACCTGCTATAAAAATACGCTTTGGTTCGCCCGTCCATTCAAATGCCTCCAGATGGACAGACATTTTCCTATCTAAAACAGAAGACTCTATCCATCATGTTTGAACGCGCAACGATTTTTACTGTGATTTTCTTAGCCGTAGTAGCATTTCTCTTAGACATTCCATGGCTCTACTTGGGTTCACAATGGTCAGGAGAAATGATTCGTGATATACAGGGCTCAGCTCTAGTAGTCAATCCAGTTCCTGCGATTATAGTCTATCTAGCTATTGGATTCCTTGCAACTATACCTACAACTCCAACTGAATCCTTTGGTCTTGGTTTAGCAACCTATGCCGTCTATGACTTTACAAATCTTGCGACACTGAAAAAATATCAGCCACTGTTTGCACTGGCGGATACATTTTGGGGAGGTGTGCTTTTTACATTAGTTTTCTACGTACGCTCCTTTGTATCAACTTGAACTGTGCGAAGTTCAAGGGTTGATTTACCGCGTTCGGCGACAGGTGTAACTACAGAGTTTCTACGTGACTGTGTAACTTTTGAGGGTCTACGTTCTGCGAGTGCAACTGTAGAAGGTCTACGTTCTGCGAGTACAACCGGCTTTAATAGTTCATTCGGACGCGACCGTCTAATTTGAAATCCAATGAAAGCACAACAAGCAAGAACAAGACCTAGTCCAAAAATTGCCGATAGACCAATCGCTGCTGCAACACCATTTGACATGGGAGCTATTTCATACACAATTGTAACATTCATAGATGGTGAGGCAGATATAGAGGATGTGTGAGTGATTGAGCCTGTAGAAGTGATTGAATAAGAGGGTGTAATGGAACTAGTTGGTGACGATGTGGGTGTAATTGAACTAGTTGGTGACGATGTGGGAGTTATCGATGATGTAAATGATAGAGTTGGCGTCTCACTCGGTGTAGGTGTAGCTGTCAATGTACTTGTTTCCGTTGTTGAAGCACTTGCTGACGCACTCGCTGAGCCACTTCCAGTTAGTGTAGAGGCTGGACTTAGAGATTCACTTGCGGATCCACTTGCAGTCGGTGTAGATACTGCACTCATTGAGACGCTTGCGGATCCACTTGAACTAATGCTCGCAAGTGCACTAAGTGATGCAGTCGCCGAGCCATTCGCGCTTAGACTTGCCAAAGCACTCCTCGTAGCCGAGCCTGTAAGGGATGCTGTGCTTGTTGTACTCGGTGTAGCCGCAACAGGTATGAGCGCAATGTGGTAACTTATATGAGCACAGTTACAGCCATAATTCGGCTGCCCAGTCAGTTCAACACTATTTACATAGGTTCCAATATAATTGATTCTCTGAGTTCCCATACCATAGTTAATAATGTTATTCCAGATCGTTCCACCATTTACAGCGAGATTCATTTGAACACCATTTCCACAGTTCTCAAGAGCCTGAAGTGTAACTATAATCTTCATATAGAAAGCAACAGGATACGGATTTGTCCAGAGAATACTCGGTTTTACAGAACTACAACTCGGTGTATTACAGTTGCTTCCATCATTCGGCATGAGTTGATAATTGCTCACCCATCCATTGCAGGAAGGATTATAGAGCCACGCCTGTTGAATTGTGCCATCTGAAGGGTATCCGTATTGACCCGCAAGATTGTAATTGGGATATCCATTACCAGTGTAGAATCCGTAGGTCCAGCCATTATTTCCCTGTACACCATTGAAGTCAGTAATCGAATCAAAATAGTAACCAGGTACATTTGACGGTGTGGGAGAATTACTAGGTGTTCCTGTCCGTGTTGCGCTTGGAGTATTCGTTGCACTCCCAGATGAACTTGCC